ATTTGGTTTATTAACAAATAAAGTATTAATTTCACATCCTAAACCATTAGTTATGAACAACCAAGTAGAAAAACAATCAAACAAAATCCTTTACTCAAGGGAACAAATTGAGTTAATTAGGTCGCAAATTGCACCTGAAGCAACACAAGAGGAACTTAAATTATTTTTGTATCAATGCCAACGCACAGGACTTGATGCACTTTCAAGGCAGATTTATTGTATTCACCGCTGGAGTAAAGGCGGTAAAAGAATGACCATTCAAACATCCATTGATGGATTCCGAGTTATTGCGGAGAGGTCAGGTAATTATGGTGGACAATCCGAGCCATTGTTTACTTACGAAAATGGGAACTTGATTTCCTGTAAGATTTCGGTATTTAGATTCCACAATGACATTCGCTTTGAGGCATCCGTTGGAGTTGCTTATTTAGCAGAGTATTGCCAATTTGATAAGGATGGCAAACCGATGGGTTTATGGGCAAAGCCACATATAATGTTGGGTAAGGTTGCAGAGGCATTAGCTTTAAGAAAAGCATACCCACAGGATTTGTCAGGGATATACACTAGCGAGGAAATGCAACAAGCCGATGAATCAGCCTATTTAAAGGCACATCTTACCGAATTGGATTTAGAGTTAGCCGTTGACCTTTGCGTATCTAAAACGGAACTTAAAACGCTATATTCATACAATATGAATTTAGTGGATGCAAGTTCTGAATTAAAAGAAATATTTAAAACCAAACAATCAACTTTATGATAGATAGTAAACTTGAAAAATTAAGGGATAATGTTTCTTACTATGAGTGGAAATATGAATCTTGCCATAGATTTTGGAAAAATGAGTATTTAACCGAAATTAAAAAAGCAAGAGCCAAACTTAAAGAATACAAAGCCAAACACTACCCTGAAATGTTAACCCCATTATTAACCCAGCCAAAACCATTTGTAAGAATGAATGATTGGACTGAACAATACGAAAACTATGAATGAATATCCTAGCATTGACTTGATGATTGGACAATTAAACAAATCAATCACCCAAATAGAAGCCACAACATTAAGTAAAGATAATTACGTTTTACAAACATTAAGAGTTGCATTAAGACTGGCTTTGGATATTAAACACGAGGAATTAAATTACTTTAAAACTAAAAACAATTAATATGGGATTTAGTAATTGCTGCGGAGCAGAAACCGATATGGAAGAAGTAGGCATTTGTCCTGAATGCTTTGAGCATTGCGACTTTGAAGAAGATGAAGAAGAAGAAATACAAAAGGACATAGAAACCCAAAACCAAATTGAAGAAGAACAAATTAATAAACACTTAAATTAAAAACAATGGCAATTATTGAAGAATTCCCAAATTATTCTATTGACATAAAAGGCAATGTTTATAATACTAAAAATAATAAATATTGCCACTTTAATAAAGACAATTATGGATATATATTAGTCAATTTGAGAAAAGAAAATATTTGGTATAAAAGAAAAGTTCATAGATTGTTGGCACTTTCATATTTACCAAACCCTGAAAATAAATGTGATGTAAATCATATAGATGGCAATAAGTCTAATAATGATTTATCAAATTTAGAATGGGCAACTAGAAGCGAAAATATGAAACACGCATATAGAATTGGATTAAGTTTTATTAGTAATAAAAATATAGAACAATTAAAAAAAAGAAGTAGTAAAAAAGTATTAGATACTAAAACTAAAATAATTTATGAAAGTGCAACATTTGCTGCAATGAAATTAGGTATTAATAAAAATACTTTAAAAGGTTATTTAGTAGGAAATTATAAAAATAAAACAACATTAATTTACGTTTAAAATAAAAAAAAATGATAGTATTAAATTTAAAAAAAGAAGACATCAAGTGGACAAAGCATAAAAACGGAAACGAATATGCAACCATAGTAGCTGAAAAAAGAAAAGAAATTGACAAATTTGGGAATGACTGGGTTATTTATAATGGTCAAAGTAAAGAACAAAGGGCAGAGAAAGCCAAGAAGGAATATTGCGGAAATGGTAAGGAGTACGTTTGGGAAGCTAAAAAAGAGTTTGCCCAAAACAAACAAGAATTAGAACCTAACGATGAAAATTTACCATTCTAAAACCATAAACTATGAGCCAAAACAAACAAATTGCAGACTACCTAAATAAGGGTAAAAAGCTAACTCCAATTGATGCCTTAAACAAATTCGGTTGCTTTAGATTAGCAGCACGAATAGCTGATTTAAGGAACGAAGGAATGAATATTGTAACTAGAACAATCAAGCTGGAGAATAAGAAGCAGATTGCCCAATATTCGGTTAAATAGCTTATATTTGCACAGGATGTAGGATATCCGTTTATTAACTTATTGGCTCAAAGCTGAAACCCTAATCCTACTAGGGTGGATGCCGAGAGCCTTTTTTTATTATGGCTAAAGACCCAGCAGTGCTTTTTTACACAAGTGATTTCTTGAGTGGCACATTTACAATGACTAACGAACAGGTTGGTAAATATATTAGATTATTGTGCTTACAACATCAAAAAGGCAAATTAACTGAAAAGGATATGTTAAGCATATGCTCTGCATATGATGTTGACATTTGGGATAAATTTAAAATTGAAAATGGTGTATTTATTAACGAAAGGATGTACAATGAGGCAGTTAGAAGGCAAAAGTTTAGTGAATCAAGGAGAAATAACGCTAAATCACCTAAAAATGATAGCACTAGCAAAGCATATGCAAAGCATATGGAAACTGAAACTGAAACTATAAATGAAACTATAACTATAAATAAAACTAAAGCTAAAGTAAAGGTTTTACCCATCCTTTTTAGGGATAGTATTTATAATGATATTGAAGTTTTTAGTTCAGCTTTCATTGGAACTCAATATGAATTTGCTAACTTTAATTTTTACTACGAAAAGGTTAAGAATTGGTCGGATTCTAAAAACAATAAAAAAATAGATTGGATAGCAACTGCTAAAAATTGGATGGCAGATGATATGGCAAATAATAAATTCATAGATATAAACTTTAACCCAAATGCAAAACGAATTAATCAAGATAGAAAACTCACTTACGCTGAACAACAAGCCGCAATTAGAAATAGCTACTAAATTAACCGATAAATACGAGGTTAAAATATACGAGGCAATTAATTCAATGAGTATCAGTAAATGCTCAAAAATAGAAGTAAAAGAAGTACTTAAAACCTGTTTACAATTAAGCGGAACACAATCCCCAGCAATGGGTGATTTTGACTTTATTGTAGATTTTGTACTTGATAACTACGGAATATTTAAACTAAAGGAATTAAAAACCGCCTTTGAAATGTTAGCAGCAGATAAACTATCAGTTGAAAAACATATCATTTTTAACCCCAAGTTAATCGGTGAGGTAATGTCAGCCTATAAAAAGATAGCAGTACAGGTAAGGCAAAAAACACAAATAAACGAAATAAAAGAAACACCAATGCAGATAAATGAAGAACAAGCCATAAAAGATGAAATGGAATGGTGGGATAAATCGGAGCAAAAGAATTGGAAGTTCTTAAACCATCAAGTATTTGACTATATGTGGAAACGAGGTCAAATTAAAATATCAAAGGAACAAGGCGAAACAATAAAAGCAAAAGTAATGGCGGTATTTTTAGCTGATTCTAAACGACCACAGGATATGTTAATAGATGAGGACACTATGCGACAACAATGTAAAAAATATTCATTAATGATGCACTTTAATAACCAATTATAAAACAAATAACCTATGAAAACAGCAATGCAAGAATTAATTGAATGGCATAGAAAATCAATGCGTTCATATTCTGAAACAAATAAAATGATTGAGTCATTACTTGAAAAAGAAAAAGAACAGCATAAAGAAACTTGGTTTAGGTCAACTGCTCAATTTGATAATTCAGCAGAAATAACTTATAAAAAGCTATTTGAAGAACACTACAACGAAACTTACAACCAAAATTAATAACCTATGAAACTATATACAGAGGAACAAGTAATAACTTTTGCAATTAAAGTATTATCAGATTATGAAATCAATGGTACTTTTTACAATAGAGAAAAACTTAAAGAAACATTAGATGTAACCCCAATAAAACTACCAAGTGATGAGGAGATGGCTAATGCTTCTAATCATTGCAAAGATGGTCAAGTGAAAATAGGATTTTTAAGAGGAGTTTTATGGCTAAAAGAACAAATACTTAAACAAAACAAATAACATATGAAAACATTATTAATTGGACTATTATTATTTTTATTATTATCCTGCGAAACAAAACCCAAAAAATATAAATATCAAATAGGAAGTGTAATTCTATTAAAGCAAGATTCTATATTAGCTGTTGTATTAGCACAAGATGCTTATTTAGAGGGATACGATTATCAAGTAAGTTATAGAACAAAAGATGGCAAAATTGAATATATGGGTTTAGATGAGCAAGCAATATTAATGTTAAAAAACAAATAACTATGAAAGAAATATTTAAACTAACAATTGAGTTTACAAGGATATTTATAGGATTTATCCTAGCTATTACCATATTGGTAACATTTGACATTTACTACGAATTAAAACGATTATATGAACGGAGCAGAAAATTCACAACCAGTGAGAATGATATACCTAGACAACAAACAAGAAACAATATTTAAATCAGTAGCCTACGCCCATAGAGTAACAGGTGTAAATGAATACCAAATCAAACAATCCTTAAACCCTGTAAACAAGAAACGATTTACCTACCAAGACCGAATAGTTGTTTTTCGTACTTTAAAACCCTAATTTTGCATTATGGCTTTACAATCAATTCCAAGATTAACCGCAAAGGCTCAACAAATATTTAACCGATACATTAGGACTAGAGATAGTCAAGATGGGTATTTTACCTGTATTAGTTGCGGTCAAGTAAAGGATTTTGAATATATGGATGCTGGGCATTATGTTCCTGTCAAGGGAAGTTCTGCATTAAGGTTTGATGAATACAACGTAAACGGAGAATGTAAATCCTGCAATGGCTTTGACCAATTCCACCTAATAGGTTATCGCAGAAACCTAATTGATAAAATAGGCGAACGAATGGTTTTGCACCTAGAAAGCCAACACAGGCTAATAAAGAAATGGTCAAGGACTGAATTAAACGAATTAATTGAAAAATATAAGTAATGGCAAAACTTAACGCAGCTGGTAAGGTAAACTTTGGCACAAGAAAAAAAGGTAAGTACAAAAAAAGTAACGGACCGAAAGACAAACCAACAAAACCATACAACCGACAAGGATAATGAAAGATACATTCTCAAAGAAGGAATACAACTGTAAGTGTGGAACTTTAAATGAAAGGTACATTTGGCATAGTGAACTTAAAACCTACACTTTTAAATGTAATAAATGCAGTAAAGAATTGGACATAAAAAACTATAAAAGTAAAGAAGTGCCACAAACTGCATCCATTAGAACACCAACAAAGAACCGATAATGTTAATCAACGAAATCAAACCAAACCCAAACAATCCTAGAACAATTAATGTAGATGACTTTGCAAAGTTGGTTAAGTCTATTCAAGATGACCAAAAGCTACTTGAAGCAAAACCATTAATAATAGATGAGAATAATCAAATAATAGGGGGTAATCAAAGGTATCGTGCTTGTATAGAATTAGGCATTCAAGATATACCTGTTATAAAAATGTCAAACTTAACTGAACGAGAAAAACAAAAATTGCTTATAATTGATAACACACACTATGGAATGTGGGATATGGATATGTTAGCAAACGATGATTGGTCGGTTGCAGATTTAGGCGAATGGGGAGTTAATGTAGATTTTCTAATTCCTACTATTGATGAACCAAAAGATATAGACAATGCCATCGGAGGTAAGACTTGTCCTAATTGTGGTGTAACTTTGTAATTCAGTGATAATACAACGATAATGCCGAATCCCGAAAACTTAAAACCATTCCCTAAAGGAGTATCAGGAAACCCAGCAGGGAAACCTAAAGGAGTTGAACATAGCAAAACAAGACTATTGCGATTACTTCAATTAGTAACTAAAGTGCGTAACCCTGTTACAGGCGAAGATGAGGAATTTACAATAGCCGAGCAACTAGATATGAAGATAATTGCAAAGGCAATGAAATCCGATTTAAAGGCTTATCAGGAAATACTTGATAGATTAGAAGGCAGAGCAAAACAAACAACCGACATAAACGCAAACATTCAAGGTAGCGTTCAAATAGTAATACAAGAAGATGACCGATGTAAACCAATTGAAGATTAATGCCACACCTGTATTCTTTGCCAACAAAAAAGCATACGAAAGCACTTATCCTGTCATTTGTAATGAAGGTGGCACAAGAAGTTCAAAGAGTTATTCCATTGTTCAGTTATTAATTGAAATAGCCTACAACAATCCAAAGACAAGGATTTCAATAGTATCTCATTCCCTTCCCCATATTAAGCGTGGTGTTTATAGGGATTTTAAAAGCATAATGGAGAATTGGGGTTTATGGTCGGACAATGACTTTAGTTTTTCCGATTTTATTTACACTTATCCCAATGGGTCTTACATTGAACTATTTGGATTAGAAGATGAAAGCAAGGCTAGAGGACCAGCAAGGGATATTCTATTCATTAACGAAGCCAACTTAATCAAAAGAACTTTATACGACCAATTACTAATGCGAACCACAGGTAAGGTATTTCTAGATTGGAATCCTGCCGACTTTGTTAATTGGGTTTATGAAATAGCTGATAATCCTGAAAACAAACGCATTCATTCTACCTACCTAAACAATATCCCAAACCTATCGGAATCACAAATAAAAAACATTGAGCAATATCAAAACCTACCTGATGACTTTATGTGGAAGGTTTACGGATTAGGGCAAAGAGGTGCAGCAAAAGAATTAATCTACACCCAATGGAAACTTTACGATACATCACCCGAAGGAGATGTATTCTATGGTCTTGACTTTGGTTATGTGCATCCAGCTGCACTTATAAAGGTTACACATCACGAAGGCGAAAACTACTTTGAGGAAATCATTTATCAAAGTGGACTTACACTATCCGACCTTACAAGATTAATAAAAGAGAAAGTACCTGAACGAGCAACCATCTACGCAGATGCAGCAGAACCAAAATCAATAGAAGAACTTTACCGACAAGGATTTAATATTAAACCTGCTCAAAAGGATGTATGGGCAGGAATTGTTAAAATGAAATCTTATCCTATAAACATTCACTATCATAGCCAAAACCTACGCAGAGAGTTTATGTCTTACAAATGGAAAAAGGATAAAAACGATAATGTAATTGAAGAACCTGTCAAAGCAAATGATGATGCTTTAGATGCTTCAAGGTATGCAGTATTTACGCATTTAACCAAACCTAAATTTTCAGTATCGGTGTTTTAATTGTATATTTGTAGTGGATGTGAGATATCCAATATTTAAACTTATTAGGCTTGATAATGATGTATAATCTCACTATACTGATTTTGATAGCCTTTTTTATTTTATGTTACCAATAAAAGGATTTGAAAACTATCTAATTACAAAAGATGGATTTGTAGTTAATAAAAAAACAAATAGGATTTTAAAGATGTCATTGCAAACAACAGGATATAATCAAGTTTGTTTGTCCAAAAAAGGAGTTTCTAAAGCATTTACAGTACATAGATTAGTAGCTGAAAATCATATTAAAAACCCAAATAATTACCCTTGCGTAAATCACATTAATGGAGTAAAAACTGATAATATGATTGAGAATCTTGAATGGATAACCTATTCGGATAATCATAAACACGCTTTTAAATTAGGATTAAAAAAGCCACCAATGTACGCTTGTAAAAGGGTGTTGAATACTGAAAATGGTATTATATATAATTCAGCAACCGAAGTCGCAAAATTAATTGGAATGAAAAAGCAAGATTTGTTTAATAGATTAAATGGAGGTGCGTTAAACCAAACTTGTTATGTTTATCTATAAAAGTTGTATTTTTGTTTAAATTCTAATAATATGGGTTTATTTGACATCTTCACTAAAAAGAAGATTAACACACTATTTCCAACAATTCCTTTGAGTTCGCAAATAGCAATAGAAAAAGGTATTGTAACTTGGCAGGGCGGAGATTCTAAAAGTTTTGTTGATGATGGATATGTAGCAAATGATATTGTTTATTCAATAGTAAAGTTAATCACTGACAAAGCTAAATTAGCACCATTCAATGTTTATAGGGTTGTAGATGAAAGAGCAGCAAAGAAATACAAAGCAATGGCTGCACAAAAAGACATCAACCTAAAAGAACTAGAAACATTACACAAAAAGGCATACGAACTTTATACAGGCGACCAACGATTAAACGAGTTGCTTAAATATCCAAATGTTGAAGATACTTGGAGTGATTTTGTTGAACAATGGTGTGGATTTAAACTAATTACAGGAAATACTTTTATTTACGCAAAAATGATTGAAGCTGGAAACAATCAAGGGAAACCTTATGAATTGTTTGCACTTCCTAGTCAGTATATGGCAATCATAGCTGACATTAACGTATTCCCACCTACAAGAGTAGGGTATCAACTTTACTATGGTGTAATGTGGGCATTTGATACAAAAGAAATCTTACACGATAAGTATTTCAATCCACAATGGAATGTAACAGGAAATCAACTTTATGGGCAAAGTCCATTGATGGCTGCTGCTAAAAACTTAACTCGTTCAAACGAAGCTAAAACTGCTTCCGTTGCATCATTTCAAAATGGTGGACCTGCTGGAGTTTTATTTATGAACGATGACCGATTTGACCCTACAAGTGGGCAACAACAAGCACAAGCACTTAAAAAGGCAGTAAGCGAAAAAGGTGGTAGTTTAAATTACAATTCAATTGCAGTATCAGGTTATAAAGTAGATTGGAAACAAATCGGACTTTCACCTGTGGAACTTAATATCATTGAATCGGAAAAATGGGATTTAAAAGCACTTTGTAACATTTACGGAGTACCTAGTCAATTACTTAACGATAGCGATTCAAAGACATATAACAATCAAAAAGAAGGGGAAAAGGCATTAACACTTCGTTGTGCCATCCCATTGCTTAACTCTTTGACTGATAATCTTAATAGAAAATTACACACGGATTGGGGTTATAAAGGAACAAATCTTTATGTTGATTATGATATTTCAGTATTTGCTGAATTAGAAGCAAGTAAAGTTGAGCAAACCGAATGGCTTGATAAAGCGTGGTGGATTAGTCCTAAACAAAAGTTGGAAATAATGAATATCAAAGTGCCTGATTATATCCCTACCGAAGAATTAGAGAAACTTTATATCCCAACAGGATTGCAAACTATTGACCAATTTCAACCTTTGACTATTCCTGACCAAAACCCATAAAATGATTTGGCAAGATTATAGAAAATTATATGCCAACGCATTAAAACAATATTCACCGAAGTTCAAAAAAGAACTGCAAAATCAAGTGAATACCTATTGCCGTACACTAGACTACAACGCAATTAGCGATAAAGCCATTAAAAAGACCATTCAGAAGCTCCATTTAGCTATGGGTGTAAAGATGGCTCAAATCAGTAGTAAGGTCGTTAAAAGGTCAGTAAAAGGGCATTACGAGGCATTGGAAGTAAAGTCAGCTGAAACGGATTTGTTTAGTTATACAATCCTTCAGTATTTGCAAACGCAAGGACTTGACCAATTAGCTGCCGATATTACTCAAACAACCAAAGACCAAATAAGAAGATACTTAATACAATCAGCCGAACAAAACCTAACACTACCCGAATCAATTGTTTTATTAAGGGGTGCAGGAATTACGGATTATAGAGCAGAACTTATAGCAAGAACGGAAACAGGAAGGGCTGCTAATATTGGTTCAATGGTTGGTGCAGTAAGTACAGGATTAGTTACAATGAAAGAATGGATTGCTGCAAAAGACAATAGAACAAGAAGGATTCCAAGAGACCAATTTGACCACCTAAATATGGATGGCACTAAAATACCAATGGATGCGACATTTAAACTGCAAAACAAAAAAGGTGGATTTGATTTAATGCTACATCCTTGCGATTCAAGTGGAAGTGCTGCCGATGTTTGCAACTGCCGATGTACTTTAGGATATGAGGCACAAAGGGATAAAAATGGCAAACTATTAAAGCTAGAAAATAACCCACCAAAAGGCAATGTCGGAATGATTTGGGGGATATTAACTAACGCAGTAGGAATGCAAATTGGTAGATTGATTGCAGACTTGTTTGAATAACAAAAAAAAATATAACTTTGTAAATATGAAAACTTACGCATCTAAAGATTTAATTGTTGAAAAACAAGACATCGGTTATGAGGTAATGGATGTTGACACCGAACAACGCAGAGTAAAAGCCGTATGGGCAAGAACAGGTAATGTTGATTTGGATAACGATATTATCGTTCCTGAAGCATTTACTAAAACCTTAAAAGAAAGAGGACCAGCAGGTAAAAACTTAATATGGTCTTTAGTTGACCATTGTGCTGAAATGGAAGCAGTAATCGGAAAGACTGAACAACTTTATGTTG